TCATTCATGTAATGGGCAAGTACACGAAGTTGTATTCCCGAAGCATCCGTTCCGCATAAGTGATAGCCTCTGGGGACAGTCCAAGCTTGTCTGCATTCGTACGCAAATAAGCCAGATAAGCCTCGCTCTGATGTGATAGAGGGGATGTTTGCCATGTTTGGGTTTTGGTGACTTGCTCGGTGAGTAACAGTACCGGGGACGATAACTTGTCCGTGGACTCTGCCATCTCCGTCCATTCTGTCGAGCCAGTCTTTAGCAGTCTTCCATCTTGTCTCAAGGATCTTCCACTTCTTTAGATCTTTAATACACTCTGGCATATCGGAACCATCTGGCATTGTATCTGGAATGGTAGCCAGATTCTCAGGACAGATCTTCCAACTCTTCCCTGTCTTCGTAGGTATTACAGGCTTCCATCCCAACTCGTTAAGTCTTGAGACGATCTGCGATGGCGAGGCGAGGTTGAAGTATTCGACAGAATCCTTAAGCCGCTTACCTGTTTTCTCAGAGTACCGTTCTGTAACGATTGGCGGAAAGTATTTAACCACCGCTTCCTCAATCCGATTAGCTTCTTGCAATGCACCTGTATAGATCTCCATAGCTACGTTCTTATCTAACAAGAACCCATTCCTAATCTGTTTAGAGATTATAAACTGGGTGGCATGTTCGAGGCGTATCGACTCACTGGAGAAACCTTTCAAGTTCTTATTAAGAAAGGTGTACAGTTTCTCAGTTATCTTTACATCCTGCTTGCAGTAGACCTTCATTTCCTCCGAGTATTCGGAGAACTCTTTGAAGGCAATCTTCCCTTCACCAAGACGCGAACCCCATTGTTCGAGGGAGTGTCCGTCAGCAAGAGTTGGCTCCCACAACCTTGACATAACAAGAGTATCTGACTGGTTCTTGAGTGGGATACTAACTCCCCACAGTCGGGACAAGACAGGGCTGTCGAAGGAGATACTGTTGTGACCAATCCATTCAGCGTCATCGTTGTCTTCGTAAAAGGACCGGAAGGTATCTGCATCTCTGAAGATGTAATACCCAGCCTGTCCGTAAACCTTCGCAACAAGGAGATGAATCTTTTTAGCATCAAGTCCATCAGTCTCTATATCCCATACTATCTTCCTTCGGTTGCCAGTCGGGGTATTCATCTTTCTTCTTCCTCATGTACAAAGCGAGTGCCTCAAGTAGGATAGACAGTTTGAAGATGGCATCCTTACCATCCTGCCTGATACTCGGAGGGTTACTCGGGACTAGGTGACTTTCGATGAAGTCATTAGCAAGTTGGAAGAAAGTAATCAGTTCTTCCTGATCATCGCAAGTAACGTACACCCCATCTTCATTCATATAAGCTGAGATGAGAACATCAAGCCTCATTATCGGCATCTTCTTTTCCTCCTACTGGTTCATCGGGCTTCTCTTCAATAAGTCTACCAGACTCTGTATGATACCGCAAGTGTGTAGCAAGACCAGTCATACCACTGAACCTGTTCTTAACAACCCTTACCCGAACGATGTGTCTCTCGGCAGGATCGTCGGCTTGAGTATTCCTCTCCAGACCAAGTATGATATTAGACAACTGCCCAATACCGGCGGTCCCACGGATATCAGAAAGGCTAACAGCAGCACCCTCTTCATGCGATTGCCCATTCGGTTGCCTCCTGAGATGAGCAGCCATAATAATGCAGATGGATAGCTCGACAGTTAGTGTCTTCAGTTTCGTAGCAATCTCATCCAACGCTCTGCGCTCATCACCGTTGCTCTGGTCTGAGACTACAATAGATATATGATCAAGTACAATATACTTGCAGTCCAAAGCACGGACAAGATAACGGATAGTACCGAGAATACGATCAATACTGTTGCTCCCGAAACTATCATACAGAAAGATCTTACCAGATCCGACAGTGGCCTTGTAGGCATCATCAAATTCATCCTTTGTATATTCTGCATCGGGGAGGTAGAGACGCTTATTAGCATGGACTGACATGAGACCAAGCCCAGTATCTCGGATAGGCTCTTCGAGGAATAGCATACCAAGATTGGCAGAGGTGTTATTCAGTAGTCCGTATACTAGCTCTCTGAGGAACTGTGTCTTTCCCACGCCAGTGCCAGCAATGAGAGTAACAAGTTCTCCAGTTCTGAGTCCATAGGTATAGTCATTGACACCATCCCAAGGGTAGTTGACAGACTCATACTCAGGCTTTCGGAGGAGTAGATCATAGATGCTTGACCCGGATACAATACCATCGGGAGTGAATGGTCCCGCTGTCCTGTGCTGCTCATAGAACTCCTTAATGTTATTGTTCTGAAGGTAATCGGAAGCATCCTTATGATGAGACAGCTTCATGATCCTAACCTTCTTCGGATCGAAGAGACTAGCTGCCTTAACCTGTGCTTCCTGTCCAGCCTTATCATTATCGAAGGCGAAGACAATCTTCTTAAAGGTATTTACCCATTCGTAATTCCTTTTTAGATCTGCTACAGCAGTACTGGCAGAGCAGACGGAGACAACTGGTTCATTCAACATCTGATAGGCAGAGAGTGCATCTAGTTCACCCTCGACAATCGTTACTGTATTACCACCAGCCGGGAATAGATTCTGCCCGAAGAGTTCAACACCACCGGGAGATCCAGACCAAGGGAACCCAGCCTTATCAGGTAGCCTAGTCTTAACAGCAGCAAGCTTACCATCTTTATAGTATGGGTAGTAATGTTTATCATCCTGCTGTAGTACACGGTAGAACTCGACAGTCTTATAGGTTAGCTTCCTATCTGATATAGGGGCAATGTCACCCCGCATCATGACAGGAGTGTTAGCCATACTCGTCATCTCTTCATTTCCTTTGAAGTACTTGTTGCAGACAAAGCAATACTGATGATCTCCGTAGTCGTACAGACCGTCACTCGACGTCCCACAGGGGCAGGGTTGGTGCTTCTTCATTCTCTATATCCTTAAACAGTATCGTCCGTACTACTGCGTTTGAACACTCAGCACAGGGGGAGAATGTTACTAACTTCCCCTTTCTTTCTACCCTGATTTCTCCATCGGGGCAATCTTTATTGCAGATGTAGCATCTCATTCAGACTTATCACTCATGTGTCACCTTCCTGCGGAAATGGTAGGACGATGCGGTCTGGATTTATAATGGGGTCCAATTCATCGGGCGGATGCTGCACCATTCCCGGCCACGCATTTATCGCAGCAGCTATGGCCCTGTGCATCGCAAGGGCATCCGGGGCCATCATGGCTTGCCATGCCGCCTTGACAGCCTCGGCGGGTATCTGGTCAGGTCGGATCATGCGTCACCTCCCAGCGCGGCGCGGGCTTTGTCGCCTTTGTCGATGTAAACTGGCTCTGGCGACATCATCCTGAATTGGTGATCCCAGCCGCCGCTCTTCCAGTTGTCGGGGTTGCCGTAGAACTCCAGCGCCGCCCGCAGCTTGGAGATTTCCTCCTCACATTCCCTGAGTAAGTCCACCGTGTTGTTGCATTCAGTGAATTGAATGGTGCGTTCAATCCTGTCGGTCAGGTTCATGCTGACTGGTTTAGATAAGTTACTCATCACAGTCCCTCTCCTTCTTCGCAATCAATCACCAGCTTCACACAGGCAATGCGGTTGTTAGTATCTTCATCAGCTAATTCACGGCTATCAAAGGCTACCCAGTTGCGTTGTCCGTTTTCGTATCGATACTCATTAACCCACACCTCACGCTTGATGCGGGGCTTCACCTCAATGAGGTCCGATAGACCTGTGTCCGGCCATATCCGTGCTTCCCACTTTTTAGTGAGAGGGTTATAGAACGCTCCGTGAACGGGGAAGTCCCCTCCGCAATCTACAGCATAGATACGTACCTCTCGTCCATCTCTGGTGCGGTATTGCTTTTTTGGGTCAACCATTGCTTTCACCCCACAGCGCCAACAACAAAAACCCACATGCAAACGGCGGTATAAGAAGGAAGGCTATGAAAAGGACAAAACCGTCAGTCATCACTTTCCCTCCAGTACCTCGCGGGTCAGATCCTCCACCGCGCCGGTAAAATCAATAATAGCCCTTAGTGCCGACCGCAGCCGGTCAATCTCTACCTGTGCATCATGCTTTCCAGCGCGATACCCCTCTTCGTAAGCACGGACATCGAACTCACGATCAATCATGATCTATCTCCTTCATGCTCTTTATCCATTGTGCTGGTATAGCAAGCCTTCTGTTCGTATGCAACTGATTTTCCTTATCGGATGAGACATCAGCAGCTAGGACTACCTCCGTATCATCAGTGCTTAACAGCCACCCAATGCTGGAGACAAGATCAATCTTGCTTGTACCCTTACCAATCTCCCACCCCGAGTCGGTAACAGCATCAACCCACTGTACCAGTACCAGCTTAGGTGGTTCGTCAGGTTTCACCTTCCTCTTTACCAGTCGTTTCTTCTGAAGGACTAGTAACCTTGAATTGTTTCTATCCATATGTCTAACCTATTGTATACCTATAGTTATACCTGTACTTCACCCGGCTGGGAAGTAGATTGTATCCGATTCCCGCCAGTTGTAAAGCCTAAAATAAAGTCCCTGATTTCAACTAGTTGGTTGAATGTAGGCGTCGGTTCCTCTTGGTAGAAGTGGTTCTCCTGATCCATAAGGTACAACCGATAGTCGAGTGACTCGATTATCAGATCAAGATCCTCTTTCAGAAAGCTAATCCAAGTGATGTCCTTCATATCCTATCCTTCCTTCTTCACTCTGTACCACATCGTATCAGACAGTCCCGGTACGAATGGAACTGACGGGCGAGTATCCCTATCGTGGATAGACTCGTTTGCCTTTGATCTTTTGTAGTAGCTATTCCTATTGATTTTTAAGAGATGTTTATAGACAAGAGCCATTGCCTGATTCTTCGTAAGGTTCAGCCTTCTTCCAATGTTATTGTAAGACAGCCCGTTCCTGCGTAGACGGCACACCTCTTTTATAACAGCCTCTGAATATTTCACCATCAGCCCCAATCCTTATAGTCTCCTGATGCATGTTGCTCATTCCATCCTTTAAGGTACTCAGCATATTCCTCAGTGCCTTCCTTCAACTCGGTGCGTACTCCATTGTATGTACCATGCTCCCAACAGTGGGGACTAAATGCCCTGCCATAGTAGGCATCTGCACTACCACGATCATACGGACCACCGTGCTTATACGTTTTCATCTTATGCTACCTTTGCGACTCGGTTAATCTGAATGTTGATCTTCTTCTTCGGAGTATGCAGTGGATATAGGATGAGTGAGACATCCTTATCCCAACAGGCACGACAACTATCACACTTGCCACCTCTTGTATACGCCTCACATGCGACAGCGTTATTCCATCCTGCTAGATCAGTCACCTCTTGCACTACGACAGAACCATGCTCCTCTGTATACTCACCATGCGTACTCGGTGATGAGTACCGGACACTTGCATTCGGTAGTGACTTGATACGATCCAGCCAATACCGGATCTTCGGAATGGTGTAACTCTTCGTCGGTAGCCAGTGCTTGCACCACGGTGTACGCCGGATGACTTCGTATATCTTCTGAGCTAGTGCTGCTGAGTATACATCACCACTATCGAACCATCGAAAATACCGTTCAGTATCAAGGGCTTGCACCATTTCATCCGCCCACTCAGTACGCTTCCAATCCTTCCTGTTATGCTCCCGTGGTAGCCGGACGTTATCCATCCTGTAG